CGGGCAGAATTCAACTGGTTGGCAGAACCTAGACAAACTATTATATGGTGGATTCAACAGAGGTGAATTACAGATATTTGCAGGTGGATCTGGATCAGGCAAGAGTTTGTTTATGCAGAACTTGGCAGTGAACTGGATGGAAGCAGGACTTAGTGGAGTGTACATCACACTGGAATTGAGTGAAGGATTAACTGCTATGCGTATTGATAGTATGTTAACAAACACCAGCACCAAACAGATATTCAAAGACATTGAAACTGTTGAGATGAAGATTAAAATGATGGGCAAAAAAGCAGGCGGATTGCAAATCAAATACATGCCAGCACAAAGCACAGTAAACGACATAAGAGCATTTGTTAAAGAACTAAGCATCAAGCAAGGAAGAGAAATTGACTTTATGTTGGTTGACTATTTGGACTTGCTTATGCCAGTTAGTGCTAAAGTGTCGCCAAATGATTTGTTTGTTAAGGACAAGTATGTAAGTGAAGAACTGCGTAACTTGTCAAGAGAACTAAACGTATTGTTTGTAACTGCATCACAGTTAAACAGAAGTGCAGTAGAAGAAATTGAGTTTGACCATAGTCATATCAGTGGAGGTATTAGTAAAATTAATACTGCTGACAACGTGTTTGGTATCTTTACAAGTAGAGCAATGAGAGAAAGAGGACGTTATCAAATACAAGCAATGAAGACTAGAAGTAGTTCAGGTGTTGGTATGAAGATAGACTTAGAATTTGATATTGAAAGTTTAAGAATACGCAGTGTTGATGAAGATGAAAACGATCACAACAAACCACCAGCAAGCAGTATACTTGCAGGTATCAAAGCAAAAAGTCAAATGGTACAAAAAGACGTAACAGATAGCATGCCCGAAGATGTTCCTAAAATAACTGCTGATGTACAAAGTTCAAAGCTCAAACAGATGTTAGCTGGAATTAAACAAAAAGGATAATTCCAATCTCCTTTAACTTTACATAAATACTGCAAAGGACAAACAAAGTCATGCAAAAAAAGACTCGAAGCATCTTTGAAGAATTAGATGGTATCTATACTGAACGTTACAGCAAGCAACAAGAACGTTCTTACATCGTAGAAAGTCGTGCCAGCAACGTTATTGCCAGTGCCGTACGTCTAATGGAACAGATTGAAGAGTTGTATGATGGTGAGCAAGCAGAGAACCTGCATCGCAAACTGTTAAATGCTATTAGACTTCGTGATCCTAGTAAATTTTCTAGATCAGTGAGACGCACAGATGACAAATAAACTTACAGAACAACAGATACAAGCACAACTACTTGCTGAGTTTGATGCAATCGACAAACTTGGTAGAGGTCTTGGCAGAGTTGCTGGATCAGCCGCAAAAGGTGTTGGTGCAGTAGCAGGCGGAGTTGCTGGCTTAGGCAGTGCTGTTAAAAAAGGTTACCAAGCAGGTAAACAAACTGTAGGTGGCGGTGGTGCTAACGTCAACACTAAACAACAAAAACAACCGTCGAAGACAGGCGGAGTGCTTAAAAACTTAGCAAAGAATGTTGGTAACGTTGCACTCGATACTGCCGCAGGCAGCGGATACGATTATAAACAAGGTGTAAATCCAAATCCAACCTCTGGACCGGCAGCTGGTTTAAAAAAAGCAGATGCAGAAGCACAAAGAAAAGCAGGCTTGGAAAAGAAACTAGGAACCACTGGAACTCAGGCAACTGCTACTAATACTGCTAAAACTGCTGTTGATAAAAGCATTGCACGTAATCAAAAGAAAAAAGATAAACAGAGTGCAATGAAACAAGGCATTGATCAAGCACAAATAGATGGTGCAAACAAAGGCGTTGCTAATATCAAGAAGCAGGCAGGTCAAACTGCAACCAAAGTTCCGGGACAAAAAGCACCAGCAGCACAAGTAGATGCTAACAAAGATGGTAAAGATGATAAAACTGGCAAGCCAATAAGCAAAACTGCACAAAATGTTGGAGCAAAGACAGGTGTGCAAACTGCTAAAATTGGTGGACAAAAAATGGACTTAAACGATCCTAAAATGGCCAACATGCGAGCCGCAATAGACAAAGCACTAGGTAAAGGTACAACTGCATCAATTGATAAACTAGATCCACCAGGTAAAGAAAAGTTAAAGAAGGCATTAGCATGAGTATACTAATAGAAGCAAAAAGAATCGAAGCAAGGCATGCACTGCTTGAAAGTCTTGACAATAGCAATAGAAAAAGTTATATCCAATGGGAAACTGTAGGAACCTATCTACGTGAGGCTGCACTAAGTCCACAACAGATACAAGGACTATTTGGAGAGATTGAAAAAACTGCAACTGCTGGTGGCGCAAACAGAACAGGAATTGGCCAAGCCAAAGACAAAGTAGATCAAGTAATAATGAAGCCTTGGAACGACCTTAAGGCTAAAATTTATAACTCTGGTCCAATGGAAGGCTTTGCAGGCAAGTACGAAGAAGCAGCTGAGAAACTAAAAGCAAGTGCTGGAGGTGACGAAGGTGCGGTAATGAAAATTATTACCAAGTACAGAGCGTTTGCAGAAAAACATCCTATCATGCAAGGCTTTATATATGCCGCATTAATTGCCGCTGCTGGTGTTAGTGGAGCAGGATTAGGTGGAGCAGCCGCATTAGGTTTGTTTAAACTTACTGATCAATTATTACAAGGTAAAGATATTAGAAGTGCGTTATACACTGCAGGTAAAACTGGTGCATTGGCCGCAGGTGCAAGTTCATTAGGTGATCTTATCAAAGGTGGCGAAATGGCACAACAAGCATTACCAAGCGGTGTTGAAGACGTTGTTGCTGATTTTGTGCCCGGCGAAGCATTGTCAGCAGATGAGATGAATGCCATCTTGGATTTAGATAGTACCGAAGGCATACCACAAAACGTAGTTGATCAATATAATTCACAACTTGATGCACACGTAAAGAGCTTGCCAGATGGTGGTATGAATGTTGATGCAGACACAGCCCAAGATATGAAAGATGCTGGTATTGATGTAGTAGCAGGTGAAAAAGTTGAAGTACTAGACAGTCCAAGTAGAGGCGACGTACAAACTGCTGAAAGTCCAGAGCAATTGATTCAAGATGGCGATAAAATTGATCGAAGACTAAGCAAAGGTTCAGTTAAAACTTATATTGACGCTGAAAACTCTGGTGGCGGTGTTCAAGCCAAGTATACAATTACAACTGACGCTGACGGAAATTATGTAAAAACATATACTCGTCCACTAGGTGGTGGCGGCGGTGGTGCAGAAATTGATATTGATGACGTCAGTGGTAGTTCTGGACAAGACTTTAGTCAAAACGCACAAGCAGGTAGTGTACAGAGTAATATTGATGCCGAAGTTGCCGACATGCAAGATAAAGCAGATCTAGTTGCACCAGGTGGAACAGGCGAAGGTATAGTTGTACGTGGCGATATACCAATCACAGATCCAGACCAAATTGCACAATTTAATCAACAGTTTCCAGGAACAGAAGCAATGTCACCTGAAGCAACTGAATGGCTTAAAGCAAACGTTGACGGAGCAGCAGAGAATTTAGATGCAAAAGCGGCAGCAAGTGCTGAGAAAATAAGCAAATTATCATCAGCACAATTAGCAAGACGTAATGCAATATCACAAAGTGGACACAGTCTAAGAACCAATGTACTAAGTGAAGATCAAATTGCAAAGTTGTTTGTTGCAGTAGCATTAGGCAATCACAAACTTATGGAAGCACCAGGACTATTGCAAAGAGCAAAAGCTCAAATAGGAAAAGGTGTAACTGCAGCCGCAGGTAAAGCAAAACAAATTGGCACTAACATAACAACAAAAGTCACTGCTGACAAACTTATGAAAGCATGGACCAAAGCAGGCAAGCCAACTGACAGTATACAAGTAGCACAGTTCTTAACTAACTTTGGTGTTGACGGAGCAGTATTACAACAAAGTTATCAAACCGCAGGTATGACAATGCCTGATATTAAAAAAATTGCAACTGATGATCCTGTAATGGCATTGGCACAAAGAATAAACCAAGATCCTGCAATTAAGAAACAAGTAATAGCATACCTACAACAGGCAACATAATGTATATTAAAGAGGGTGGCAACGTCTTCAAAGATGCAGACGGAGCTATAACAACAACACGCATCAACCAAACAGACGTAAAGCCAACAGTACAATGGCTAGAGCAACTCACTGGCTTGCCTCTAATGGACAACATGCTTGGATCAACAGGACAAAAGACAACATCAGGTGATTTAGATCTAGCAGTTGACCCTAAAATAATCAGCAAACAAGAACTTGAAAGTAAACTTACAAAGTGGGCAGAGTCTCATGGATTTGATCCTAGAGAGTGGATACGCAAAAGTGGAGTTAGTGTACATTTTAAAGCACCAATTACTGGCAGAGAAGACAGAGGTTATATACAAACTGATTTTATGTTTGTACAAAAGCCAGACTTTTCAAAATTTTTAATGAGAGCAGATCCCGGCAGTGAGTACAAAGGTGTAACACGCAATGTGCTAATGAATAGTATTGCAAAAGCCGCAGGATATAAACTATCTCCTAATTCAGGTTTGGTAAGCAGAACAAACAATGAAGTAATCACTGATGAACCTGCAGAAATTGCAAAACTAATACTAACCAAGAATGCAACTGAAAAAGATTTATTCAGTGTTGAAGCAATACTTGGTGCATTACAAAACGATCCACAACGTGATCAAAAGTTAGAAGACTTTAGAGGCTATGCTGAACGTGAAGGGTTTCAATTTGAACAAATACAAGAAGGCGGCAGTGATTGGCTTGCTAGACTACGTGATAGAATTGTAAATCAAGGAATGGAAGTTGTAACAGACAACAGAGGCCCTTACAAAACTTATCTTAAAGAGGGTGCTAGAATTGAACACCCAGAAGATCTGGTATTTGATCTTGGTTCAAAAGGAATAAAACAAGCACTTGATGGAATAAAACGCAGTGCAGAAGAACCAGCAAAAACAAACACCATCAAATGGGATGGTAAACCTGCTGTAGTATTTGGTCGTGACGATTCAGGACAGTTTATACTCACAGACAAAGGTGGCTTTGTTGCACAAGGCTATAATGGATTAGCAACAAGTGCCAAAGATATGGCACGAGTGTTTAGTAATAGAAAAGGCGATTATGGTCCTTTAATACAGTTGTATGGAAAACTGTTTCCTTTGTTGGATAGAACTATTCCGCAACACTTTAGAGGATTTGTACAAGCAGATTTACTATATAGCTCAACACCACCAGTAGAGAATGGTGCCTATGTGTTTACTCCTAATCAAGTAACATACAGAGTAAGTGCAGATACAGATCTTGGAAAGCAAATTGGATCCAGCGAAATTGGTCTTGCAATACACACAGAGATTGACAAACCAGGCGGAACTGTTCGACCAGTTACATCACGTGTGCTAGACAAAGCTCCAGGAGTATTGGTATTAGACAGCACCATGAAAGACACAGGCAGTGCTATCAACTTGGACAAAGGTCTTGTAATTAAAATACAAGACACATACAACGAATATGCTCCAGCAATAGATGCTTTTCTTTCACCACAAGAACTTACACGTAGAAAAATTACTAGCACACCTAAGTTGATGAAACAGTATGTTAACTTTAAAGTTAGACAAGGTGGCTTCACTAATATGATTAAGGACTTTGGTCCATGGGTAACACAAAAGATACCAACACAAGCACCACGTATTATTGAATGGATGAATGAAAACAAAGGTGCAGTTAGTGCATTGTTTAGTAGTTTTGTAAATATTGCATTGCTGAAAGATCAGTTAATAAAAGCACTTGATAACCAAGATGCAGACGTAAAGGCCGATATAAAAGGTGATCCAGGTCACGAAGGTTATGTTGGAGACGGAATAAAGTTTGTTGATAGAGATAAGTTTAGCAGAGTAAACTTTGCCGCTAACAATCCAGGAGGTGCGTAATGGCTAAAGTAAATGAAAATAGCGAAGTTACCATTCCACTCAAGAATCTTATTAGTCTTGTAGCAGGTGCTGGATTTGCTGTATGGGTATATTTTGGCATTGAGGAAAGAATAGCAATGATAGAGTATACATCAAAAATGCATGAAGTTTCTATTCAAAACAATTATAACTGGACCAAGGACTGGGTGCCACCACCTGCAGTAGCAATTGCAGTAAAAAGAGTTCGTGAGTTAGAACTTAAAGTAAAAGAACTAGAAGTACGATTGGAACAAAAGTAATGCCAGTAAGTGCAGTAGACATAAAGAACTTAGAAAAGTTTGCTGATAGAATATTTGCAGACGTTGGTATCGATGTAGAATTTACAAAACATTTTTTAGATAGAGTAAATGACGAACGCAACGACAAGCCTATTGTGCCTGCTGAACTTACTAGATTGTTCAAGCAAGAACGCAAACGTTATGGCAAGCCTATTGCACAAATGGGTCCAGATAGCGAAGCAGTGATGCGTGACTTACAAACAAACATCAATGTGCCTTTTGCACTGGTACTGGATAAAAGCAATGATGAACTTGATCTTATTGCCAAAACAATAATGCGTAAGGATAACTTTACAACTCCTAATCGAGTATTTGCAGTTGAAGATTCTCCTTTTAGAATTGCCACACGTTATGAAATGCCACGCAAGAGTGTACGTCCTGTACCTGTAGTAAAAGAAGGTGCTACTAAAAAACATCCTAAAGAGCCGGGTGCATACTTGATGACACACAACAATATTGAATACAAAATATCAAGACACTTAGATGACAATGACATACACAGAGGTGAATGGGACATATTTTCTAAAGGTGTAAGTGCATTCACAGGTGATGAATGGCAATGGGTAGACACTGTAACTGCAAGATGGAATGCTATTGCACGTGTTAAAGGTTTACAAGAAAGCAAAGAGAAAAACAAGATTGCTTTTGATTGGCTAGAAGAAAGTCGTGCATATAGAACACCAAGACAGTTAAACGGACTAAAGCAAAGTCAACTTGGTGAGCAGTTGTTTGAACAACTATTGGCATTACAAATACTAGCCAACAGTGATCCAGCCTATGCAGCTCGTGTTGCTGAAGATATAATGAAGTTGCAAAGCTGGCCAGGTTTTAGAACCAGTCAACCAGACTTGTATAATATAATTGCAATAATAATGAAACCAGGTAAGTTTAAAGACCGTGTAGCACAAGATGTTGTTATTACTATTCCAGAATTGCGTTTAAAACGTAACCTTAGAGCACTAGCAAAACGTGACTTTCAAAACAGTGATTACAGTTATATGATGTTGATGTTACAACGTAACATGGTAGACATTTTACCAGCACCGTTAATACAGATGCGTAGACAAATCTCTATTTGGGATAGAATTGCACCAAGAGATAAGAATGTAATACGTGATAGACTTATGCTACAGATGCGTAAATCAGGTTTACAAAATGAGTTTTATGAATTCTTAAGACGAACAAAGATCTTTAAACGACGCTAAATAACAGTAGGAACATTAGTTCCACCATATAGGAGATAAAAATGGCACAATTTACAAAAAAGCACGGTAATGCTCAACAGGTATTCCAACCAGATACACTAGAACCTGTTGCAGGATCTGCCAGTTACACCAGCGTTCCAATTAACGTTGCTGGACCAAAATTAGATTTCTTTAAAATCGCAACTGGAGTAGACATTAGACTTGAAGGCGACCACGACGAAGCAGTTGAAATAATCCTTCAAGCAATTCAGCAATTAGGAACAGTTGCTTGTTATCAAGTACAAGGTACTAGTGCAGGTAATATGTCCGTTGCAGTTTATGCAACTGAAGATTGGAAAGCGGCTACAATGCAAACAGCTATTAGAGCATTAGGCACAACAGTCGGTACTAACAACATCAATCTAGCCGCAACTACTGTTACTCAACCTGGAATGGAATTAGCATAATTTTGTTATAAAAAACTTTAAAAACCTAGTTTATTGCTAGGTTTTTTTTGTGACAAAAACGCTAAATAGAAGTAGAGACTAAAACATTTAGTTTCACCATTAGATATAGGAGATTAAAATGGCATTTTTTACAAGAGAACATGGTAATGCACAACAGGTATTCCACATTGATACAGATAATGGATCATTATCCGGAGCATTAGCAACATCAGGAGCAGTAAACGTAACTGGTCCAAAACTAGACTTTTTCAAAATCATTGTTGAGAACGCAGGTAACGCAGCTCAAGACTTACAGGCACAAGTTGGTACAGGATTAGCAGTAGAAGCAATCATACAAAACATCCAACAGATTGCTGGAGTTTACATCTACCAGGTAGAAGACGATACAACTGGACAGATTTCAATTGCAACTTATCCAACAGGTGCTTACACAGCAGCAACATTGCAAACATCAGTTCGTACATTAACTGCAGCTGGTACAGGAAGCATTAACTGTGCAGGTTCAGACGTAACAACTGGTAACTTCAAGTTAGCATAATTTTAATTTACTATTAAAATTCAAAACCCTAGTTTTTATTAACTAGGGTTTTTTTACGACTAAATATTGGTATGCAAAAAACTGAATGGATATATGAAAGTCCGGACAAAGGCGATACAGTTTATCGCAGACGTTTTGGTAGTCAAAGAAAAGAGTTGGTTTTTAAAAAGCCAGATCCACACAGTATCTCTGCACATGTAGCAGAAATTGTTTCAGAAAGTACAAATGATCCAGCTATCAAAGACATGCTAGACAAACTAATGGTTTACTGGAGTCTAAAAAATGCAAAGAATTGAAGTAACAACACATTTTGATTGTACACAAACTGGAACTACCAGTTACAGAAAAATAAAAACTGGCAATCCTATAACCACAATAGAGCAATGGGATTTCAGTCGTAATCAACAACGCAACTTTGAAACTATACTACAGTGTGCTAGTCTTAGAGCAAATCCACAAGATATCACAGACCCTGTTTCTTTCACAACAAAAGAAGGAGACAAATATTGGAAGTTTTCTTTTTGTATTTCTCATGATGGATCATTTTCCAATGGCGACGATCCAACTGGCTTATTGAAAGAGTCTGTTACTGGTGTTCCAATGATCACAGGCTTAGATGAAACCTATAAAGAGGGCTTTTTAATGCCATACTTAATAGCCACAGGTGATAATCCTAATATATATTTTGATCTAGTTCAAGACACTATGTAACTAAATATGAGTAACAGAATTACACAGAGATTACAATGGTAGACACTGCACCAATTGAAAAAAAGAGTTTAGAAGCACATGTTGACTTATGTGCAGAGCGATATAAATCTATGGCCAATAACATACAAGGCTTAGATAAAAAAGTAGATCGCTTGGAAATGATGATTAATG